CATCTGTACTTGGCCTGTTCTAGTGTCCTGTTCTGGTATTCTTGCATCTAGTTTCTCTACATTTACAGTTGAGAATCCTTGTTCTACAAAGAATATGTTTGGCCTCATACCAAGTATTTTTCTGATTAATGGGATAACTCGAATTGGAGAAACTTCTTCTTGTCCAATTCCACCAATAGGACCAGCTGCAGCATCTAATTGTTGTAGTTGTTGTGCAGCCAATATACCTTTAGCAGTATAACCTTCAGATTGAATAGTGGAAACTAGATCTTTTCTTGCAACCATTGCTACTAATTCTGCTTTTGAACTTGCATTGTAAGTTACTTCAAAGATAGTATGTGGAATTAACTTTCCTGCAACAGCTGATTCAACTTTACCTTGGAATGGTTGTGGAATTGCTTTCATTGTAGCAATTTTCTTTACTCCGATGAAATCTAATGGTTTATCGAAATCTCTTTCTGCTATATCTCCTCTACCATAAAGTACTGCTCCTGTTCTTGGAGAATAGACTACTTTATCACCATGTTTCATAGTTAATTGACTCATTTCGTACTCACTATCGCATCATCGTTAAGAACTGAAGTTTCAGATAATCTAGCAAACTCTTTACCTTTGTAAATTCCAAGTGATTGATCTATTGTAGGAGCAGAAGGTGTAACTAATGTATCTTCAACATCTGAAATTGCAATAATTGGTGTTCTTGCATCTAGTCTGTGAATTCCAACTCGTCTTCCTGGTTCAATACCTGCAGCTGCTTTTACAACCCAATCTGTACCAACTGTTAAAACAGAAACTTCACCAACTCTATCTCTTACAGGAGTTGTAGTTAGATTGTTTGCATCATGTGCAGCTTGGAATACTCCATCAACACCATTTGCACCAAGTTCACTGTAAATATCTAGAAATACATCATTACCAGAAAAATCACTAACAACTAGAGGTCTATAACCAGTTGTATCAAAAATTAAATATTCTCCTATTAAAATAGCTGTGTTATCTGCAACTTTGACAGACTTAGCATACAGATTGTCAATGTGAACAATGTTACCTGGTCCTCCTGATCCCATTATACTTCAACCTCGGCTGCTTTTTCTAGTTCTGAGTCAGTCATTTTTTCATATTTTGAATTAGATAAACTATCTGAACCACCATAACCAATTTCTGATTCATTGGTATTTTTTGTTGCTGCATATGGTCCAATATCATCTAGTTTAGAATTAATTTCATCAATACTTGCTGATAATGTTTTATCGTAAAGTTCTTTAGCTGCTTTAGCATCAAGATTCTTTTGTTGTGTTTTAGCTGAAACATATTTTTGAACAAGTGGAATTTTAATTGATAATTGAGATGCGATTTTAGAAGTTAGTTCCTCTTCTTTCTTTTCATCCTCTGCAGCTTCTTTCTTTTCATCTTCTTCCTGGGCTGCTTTCTTTTCTTCATCAGTCATATCATCTTGTGCTTTACCTTTTCTACCTCTACGAGCTTCTTCCTTTTTCTTCTCTTCTTCTTGAGCTCGTTTTGCTTCCTCCTTTTTCTTCTCTTCAGTTAATTCTTCATTAGCTTTCCTAGACTGTTTAAGCTCTTCCTCAACTTCTTGAGCTTTAGATTTTAATGCTGCAATTTCTTTATCTTTTTCGTCTTCTTGAGCCATGTTGATATCTGTATTAGATTTTCTATCGTTATTAGAATTAGTAGTAGCTTCTTTTGACTCTTTAGCTTTAGATTTGTTAAGCTGCTCTCGACATTCTGAGAAGGCAATAGCTAAATCTTGATCAGTTGGTTCTTCTCCTGGACCAAGTTTTTCAGATAAGATTTTGGTAACACAATCGTTCAATGGTCCAGCTGGCATTTCTAAAATGAGATTTCCAGTTTCAGAACATTTTGAAGTTTTGATTTTAACCAGTTCAATTTTTCTAAGTGGATCAACCTCTTGATCTCCAATACCTGCATGAATTTGTTGGAGTCTTATCATACAATCATTTCCATTTCCTTCACAACTTGGACCAACTGCAGCATCTATACCATATGCAGGTTCATCTACAAATGCTCTATGTATTGCATCGTATCTATGAACAATGTGAATATGCGTAGAAGGACCAGTTCTTACAATCTCTACATCTTCTAATGACTTTGGAAAAATTGCAGGAGAAACAAATCTAATTGCACCAGATTTTATTTTTGCAATTGTATCAGCATCATCAATCTTAGAGGTAGTAGAGAGTCTTTTTCCTGTATCAGTACCTTTTACAGTTCTAATTGTTCCTTTTCTAAATTGTTCTTGTACTCTCCTGGATTCTTCTAATGTACTACCTGTACTATGATCACGAATTCCTTTATCATTAATGAAAACAATATCAGGTTTACCAACAAAATCTTGTCCATCTAATCTATTAGCTTCTCTTGTTACCATCCAATTGTTAGCGTTGACTTTATCAGAAATTAAAAATGCATGAACAAAAAATCCATCTTCAGTATCTTCAAACTCAAATTCAGTTGCAGCTGTGAAGATAGGACTCTCTAAACTACAACTATGCATAAAAAAAAGAAGGTTTAGTGCTTTTTAAGCTAATTCATTACTTTCTTTTACGGTTTCCAGCTAAACTTAATCCTCTACCTTTACCACTAGCAGTTTTCCTTAATGGTTCTTGTTTTTTAGGAGTTTCAGATTCTTTAGCTTCTGCTTCTACTCTAGATGCTTCTTTTCGTTTAGATTCTTCTTCTTCTTTCCTTCTTTCTTCAGCCTCAGCTTTTGCAGCTACTTCTCCTGGATCTGGTTCAGTTGTATTTTCTTGATCTGTCATGAATTTCAAAGTAATTGTTACTTAATAAATTAATTGGTTATTCTTCGTTAGGTTTTGGGCCTGCTTCAGCACCTTTACCTTTTGGATCTTTTGTCATTGTGAGTTTGTTTCCTTCTCCATCAGTTAGAGATTGTTCAACTAGTTTATCTCCTTCAGGATCTATCATGTTCTCAAAGTTCTGAATTCCTAGTAATTCTCCCATTGCTTGAGCCTTTAGTGGTTGTAACTTAGATAATTCAACAACACTTGATACAAGATCGGCCCAAGATTCTAATTTGAAATCATCAAATTCAGCTTCAACATGGAATTGTTCTAGAGTTTTTGGTTTGTTTTTGTAAATTATTCTAAAGTTCTTCATATACCATTGTGCAGTAAATTTCTTTCCAATTACAATTCTATGTCTAGTGATTACATTCTCTAGAAATATTCTAAGTATTCCAAGTAATGTATCTCTATTAGGATCTTTTTCTTTTGAAATTAATGTAGTTGGAACTTCTGCAGACTTTGCAGCTGCTTCAGCATGATAGTGAGCCATTTCAATCATCTCTTTAATTTTTGGATTAGTATCAACATTGTGTACATGCATATCTTTTTCAGGATCTTCTAGTGCAGTTGCATTTGGAATTCCAACAGTCATATTATTTACAAAGGTTCTATTTTGATCCTCTTCTTTTTGTGAACCTTTTTCATCTTTCTTAAATGCAATTACTGCAAAACCTGAATAACCAATAGAAGAAATGTTTGGAAAATCTCTATCAACTAATTTTCTTAATGATCTTCCATGTCCAATCATTCTTTGCATCTTAGAGTAACCGTAAAACTTTGCGTTGTAAATTGCAGAGTTTTGCATGTGTTCCAGGTAAAGCATGTCAGAAGATTCAATCATTGCTCCACCAAACATTAGTTGTACACCTTTGAGTTTTAATGTTGGTTGATCAACTTGTACAAAACCAATATCTCTAGGATGAGGAACTTTCAATACATTAGGGATATCAGGATAAGCTTTGTCTTTCCACTTGAATACTCTATCTTCAAAGTATTCATATGTCATAATATCTCTACCGTAAATCCAATGATTTCTAATCAACGATTCAATTTTAGAATTAAAGTCTTCATCCATTAACGGATCTTCACCTAAAGCATCTGCAAAAGAATCATCAATTGCAATTAGTGGTTCTAATAGATCTTTACTTTCATCTAGTACTCTAGCAATAGCTTCATCTTTTGTTTCGTCTTTCTCACGTTCTTCATCTACTTCTTTTCCATCTTTGCCTTGTTGTTTACCTGCTTTTTTGATTTCAACTTTATCTTCATCGTTTAATTTTAGTACAGGTCTAATTCCTCTTCCCATTGTAAAAGATACTAGAAGATCAATGATTGAACCACAAATTGTATGCATGTAGATATCTTGTAGAACAATATAGTCTAGTGCTTGTAATGGATTGATAAAGAATTTAGGAAATATTACTGTTCCAGATTTTGTAGTTTTTGCAGTAAATGGTACTTGTTCAAGAATTTTTCTCTTATCATCTAATTTTACATCTAAAGCTTGTACGTTCATTTGTGGTACATAATTATTTAAGAATCTGTTATGGTGTTCAGTTGCTTCTAGTAAATTAGGATCAGCCCACTCATTACTAGGACCATCCATTATAGTTCTCTTTATTGGGAATATCCAAAATCGTTTTTCTTTTGTTCTTGCAATTTTCTTCTGTAGTTTGAATTCTGAATAGAGTTTCTTTTCATCCTCATTTAGAAGTGTAGTATCAAGTATTGTTCTTTCTCTAAATCTACTTCTAACCCTCCATACTTTAGCACGATTTAGATTATCATCTTTGAAATTATCTGCTACTTCTTGATCTGTAGCATCAGGATTTTCTTTAATGTATTCTATAACCTTAACTTCAAGCTCGAGCTTCACAATTCAATTAATGAGCTAGCTCGTTTATAATCACATTCACGTTCAATTTTTGGATTTAGAGCTCAAAATCATATAGCTCTTTGTGTTTCACTATATCCATCTTGATAAGGATCTTTTGGCTTCAAATCAAAGAATTCTACCTTACCTGAACTTCTTCCTAGATACCAAGCAATGTATGCATAGTTACAAGCCTGTAATGCATCATCAGGTTCAGAATCTTTATGAGAATATTTGATATAAGTTTGGCCTGTAGATTTGAGATTTTCTTCTGTTCCTTCAATACAAGTAAATTGTGGAATTATCCATTTGACTTTTGCCATGTCTGCTCCTGGAAGAATCATTCTAGGAAGTGTAACACCTGCATCTTTGTAACCATATCTGATTAGATCAATAATTCTATCAATTGAAAATGTTCTATCAATAAGATATCTCATTTCTCTTCTGAGTTTTTGCATCTCTAATCTAGTAGGTATTGGTTTTTCTGGTCTTACTTGATAGGAGTTTCTAATTACTCTTCTTCCAAAATGCTGTTGTAAAGGCTGACATTGTTGTGCAGGATTAGCATCTGCTATTACTTTAGTTGCTTCATACGCATCAATCAGGTTTATTGCAATTTCAGTTTGTTTTCTGAAATCATTGGTTTCAACTTTCTCTACCCATAGAAGCTTAAAGATCGGGCCTTTATCATCAAGACATTGCCATATCCAAATGATTGTTTTACCTCCTCCTCCAAAGTCTATACCAACATAAACATTTCCTGCATGGTGATCAACATCTGCAGCTTTAGTTAGTGATACGTTTTTGTCAAATAATGCAAGTATCATCTTTGTAGTAATTGGTTTAAGTTCACCTTCAACAAACACAGCCATGATATTTCTAAGGAAATTATTGGTTGTGGTATCTGGATCTTCTTGTTTAGCTTCTATTGAAAAGGACTCAGCAACATGATACAATTCTGTTGCATCTCTTCTAGTTAATGGAATTCTAGGATTGAGAGGTTGTGATATAGTATATCCATGTATTGCATAATTCTTAGGAACTTTAGCTACCCATTTACCTCTAACTATTTCTTTCATTGCATCATTATACACTAAGCCATTTTTATCAAAGCATTGTTCCTCAAGTTCTCTTCTCCATGACATGTTCTCATATCCTTTGTATGGTTCACCTCGATCATATTTCCACTCCATTTGATTAGAAGACATAAACATTCTATGATATTGCGTATCAACAAATCCTCCAATTCCTCCAATAATTAAATCTCCCATTGTATCAGCTAATGTTTCTCTTGCATTATCAAAATTAGTCCAGTCTATATCTTGGCCTTCATCAACAATCAATGTTTCATTTGATTTACCTTGAAGATGCCTCCAATTATTCAAAGCTGTTACCATGTCAATAGTTGATCTAGTTTTTAATGTAACTTTCGTCATACTACCCCATTTACTAACTCCTTCAATGTATTCAGATAACGGATATACTGCAAAAACATCTTTTCTAAATTTGTTATCTGAGAATGTTTTCAGTGATTCTAATTCAAAATTAACGTATGTTTGATCATAATCATAATGTGTACTTCCTCTATAAGCAAGCTCACTAGCAAATCCTGTAGTCTTTCCCCACTGTCTAGCTAATATTTCTATTTTGTATGGATGAGGATCTAACAGCATCTCTTTGATCATTGGCATGTATTCTATTCTGTTGGGTTCACCTTTGATGTAAGCTCTACAATTTAATTCCCATCGTATTCTATCTGTTGGTATATCTGGTAAGATAATAGTTGGATCTCTATTATAGAAATCAGGAAATACATCACATACGTTTGCTAAATTTGTTAAAGTGTTCTCATCAAACTGAAGAATTTTTCCATGCTCATCAATTAGTTGTTTTTTCTTTTTCATTCAAATTCCTCTAATGTAGTAGCTTCATGTTCTAGATTAGGCCACTTCTTTTCTCTCTTTTTGTGATATTTCATATTGCATGTTCCTCATGCTTGTGTGTTTTTAATAGCTTTTTACTAGTTATTAATCCACATATTCCACAAATATGTGTAATCCTAGTTCTATGTCTAGGCGTTTCTGTACAATTACGAGTAGAATCAAAAATTACTTTTCCTTCTGTATAACGTCTGACTGTGCATCCACAATCTAGAATCTCTTTAGGATGAATACCTTTGAAAGTGATCCTCATTGATTATTCACATCTGTTTTCCAGTTTTTTACTTCTTTACAAAAATCTTTATCTAAAGTTTCACACATATCCAGGATTAAATCACATCTTCTAATAAATTCTGTATCAGACATTACTACTTCTAAACCACGTAATTCTGCACCTAAACGAAGCTGCAAATTTATCATAGCAGTTAGTGTAGTAGCTTCACCTGAAGTTAATTTTGTTGCATCAATATCAACAGGCATAAGATTCTACCTAATCATTAAAGCCATTTGTCCTGTGATAGTTTTGTTCTCACACATGAACAGTGAACGGTTATTGTCAAGGTCTTTACTCCATTGCATTTATCACAAGTCATTTGTTTGATTTCCTCATTTGTTTTTTAAGCTCAGGAAATGCTTTTAGTAAATATTGAATATTCATACTAATAGTTCCAGGAGGAATGTTATTTATTCTTGCTAAATATGCGATGGTGATCTCCTGCATTACTTCGTCTTGTTATCTTTGGTTTTAAATGTTTTAGGCTCTAACAAACTAGAATACTCTGTTGCTACAAAAAATGGTAATACTGTGATTGAGTGTCCTGTTTGTGCTTTGGCCCATTTACTTTTTATCACACCTCTTTCTTCTAAAACTGAAGTATATTTTTTAGTTGATGTTCTACCAATCTTCATTGCTTTCATTATCATTCTTCTAGATGTTAATTCGCCTTCCTTTGATTTTTCTAATATGTATTCAAAAATAACTCCATCCAATGAAACTGGAACTGAATTATCTAGTAACTCATCCACACCTTCAATAAAAACAACATCTTCTGGTGTAACACGATCTCCTTTTGGTCTAGTCATAACAATTTTTCTCCAATGGTTCTAATCTATCATGTTTAGTACACCATATACCAACAATAAATTTTCTTTTAGTCATGTGCGTTCATTGCTCCTGTTAGTGGGTTGAAACTAATTGTAATTGTTCCAACTCGTTTAGCTTCACCTGGACTTATCTCTTCATAATTATCTGCTCCCTTCATATAACTTCTCAAAAATGTTCCAGTGTTTCCTAAAATTAATTTCTTTCTAACAATGTCATTATGTTTTAAATCATATCCAATTCTCGTAGCTGTTCTAGTTCCTGTATCGTGGCTATGGCCCATCAACACAACATCACAATCAAAATCTCCTGATATTTGTTTAAGTCTATTTACTGCTCCTCCCATCAATCTTCCAGAATAACCACCATGCATCCCAAGTATTAAGAAATCTCTAACTCTTTTGCCTTTGTAATTAAATCCTAAATTGATGTATGCCATTCTACCTAGATACTTGTTGCTATACAAAACTTCTGGTACTGATGCTCCTTTCTTTATTGTTGGTTCTAATGTTGGAACTGTACCATCTCCTTCATTAACCCATTCAACATGCATATCAACTGGATTACAAAAATCTCTAACGAATCTTTGCTGTGTAATAGTTTTCCATTCATGATTTCCTGAAAATATTCCTATTGATTTGTGTGCCACACGTTTCCAATAATGAGTAAATGCTACAATCTGTTCTTCTGTGGTCATGTGTTTTCTAACTGTATGTTGTGGATCCCATCTTTTATCTACCATACCTTGTGCGTATGCTTGTACATTATCAATAACATCTCCCATTGCTACCGTTAAGTATCTCTCTGTATGTTGTACAAATTTAATTTGTTTTTCAAATGCTTCTTTATCAAAACCTACTGCACCAATATGAATATCTCCAAGTGGTCTTAAATTCCAAATATCATCTTTTTTTTCTAAATCAATAATATGCCTATGAGCAAACATCTAGATTTTAACTCTCAAATTGTTTTATTAAAAGATCACTATTCATCATCTTCATCACCTTCATCATCCCAATCCACGTTTTCCATAGGATCCTCTAGTGGTTTTTTCTCATCTGGAATAACATCGAAATCATCAAGGCTCATTCTGCTCCTTAGCAGCTAATATAGTTAATTTCTGATTCTCTCCACTTAATTTGATTAATTGAATAATCCTCTTACTTTTCATGAATACCCTCCCAGAGCTTTGTTATATTAACACGAAATCCTTTAGGAATTTTTGTTATTGGAGGCTTCATCGTTATTTTATCACATGAACCTCTAGGTCTTTTTACTTTAACCAGACTAGATGCTATCGCTTCTACCAATAAGGATAATTCATAATCATTAACTTTCATCTATTCTTACACCATTCTGTTATTTTTGGTCCATGTTTGATAGCCATCTTAGCTATAGGATATGTAAAGAACATTTCTAATACTGTACCCCAAATCAACCATATAGTAAACTGATCCCAATCAAGACCTACCCACCATAATTGAAATGGTATTAACCAAGCTAGATACATTCCCCAAACAAAACCTGTGAGTAACAAGTATTCTAGTAATCGTTGTTTAGGATTCATGGTTTCCATAACCCATGTATTTTTACCCATTCATTAACTCTATAGTGATCCTCATACACAAACACTCTAAGAGAATCTTTATTTTTACAATAATTACAAGTGCCTGCATGACTAGGTAACATCTCAGCTACAGCATCTCCAAACTGTAAAAACAAAAATAATTCTACTATGTGTTTTTTACATAGATAAAGGCAATATGTGTTACCCTTCACGATTAAGGTTCTCCCATGCCATAGCACACATGTTTATGATGTTGAGTAGCTTTCTTTTTTCAGAAGCTGTACTCATGCTGTTCATATATTCTTGAACTTCATTATCGATTCTTTGCCCCCAATAACCATTACCTTCTTTCATCCAGGAATTACCGTAATCAGAGAATTTAATTTCTAATTCTTTGATACATAATGGAATTATTTTCTCAAAGTTTGGATTGATTTGATCTTCATTTAACATTAGGTATCTCTTCTAATGAATGAAATATTTTTAATCCTAGCTTTATAGCTAATGCTTCTTCCAAGTCAGCTCCTTTTGAATGTCCATCAGGACTAAATTTGAATAAGGCATCACATTTTGGAATAATTAAATTATCAAAATCATACCAATATGTATTAAGTCTTGGAGGTTCACCGTTGTAATCCATTCTCTTTTCTATCCAATGTGTAAGATGTGGTATTACAGGATAGTGGCCTTTTTTGTAAATCTCTATACCTAAATCAATAGCTCTGTTGGTACATCTTAACCTCTGACCATCAGTAGGCATATTGTATTTCCCAGCTACATAGATAATCATTTGTTAATCTCCTGGATTATAGATGTAATAAATGCATCTGTGTTTGTAGTATGCTTTTCATGTTTGAAACGTCTATTATTACGAAGTTTTTGTCCACAATCTTTACAATTTAATCCTTTTTCTTTCCATTCTCCACAGTGTTTACACCAACTTTTATTTTTGTAAGTTACGATATTCCACCACGTATTTTTTAAACTCAGGAAATAGTTTTAGTAAATATCTAACATTGATACTTACAGTTGAAGAAGGAATATCATTCATTCTTGCAATATATTTGATAGTAATTGGTTCTTTCATTAGAATATCAAATTCTTTAATTCTATATTAATTCTTTTTAGTTCTGGTTCAATTTTCTCATCAAAAACTTTTGCAATATGAGGACAAATGCATAAGACTTTACCGTTAGGTCTTCTCCACATTTCACAATCACATGTATGATATTTATACCACCATTCTAAAGTATCTTCAAATTTTTGATTTAACAAAGTTAATTCTTTTGATAGTTCTATTAGTCTAACACTAGCGTTCAATTTATTATTTCCTCACAACCTTACCTGTTTTATCATCAAATGTTTTCTTTTTGTTCATATAATTATCTTTTAGTTTTTTCTCAAAGGCTCGATCTAAATTATAATTCGTAGCTTCATTATGTTTGAGTTGAACTGCTACTATGATGAAATCAGATATTTCTTTTACAATTTCTTTTGGTCTTTTGTGAATAATAGCAGTTAGTAATTCATTGTACTCTTCATGTAGTTTCTTAATTAACCAGTCAGTAGAAACATTCCATTCTTTAATACGAGCCTGTTCTGTAGCAAGCTCTCTACATTCTTCAAGAGTTGGCATTTTTATGATTATCCCATACTGCTTTTTGTAAACAAGCTGGACATTTTGCTCTCTTCCAGACCTTCATATATGTTTCATAAGATATTCTAGCATATAATTCATCACAGATTGAACAATGTAATGGTGTATCTTCATAGTCTGGTTTTCTAATTTTGAATGGACCATAACATTTAGGATGAAACAGATCACCACCAGTTGTTACAACGATTTGATCTAAAAGAAAATCTCCTTCTTTACAATCAGCAAGAGAACAAAAACAATGTTCTAAATGATGTCCTTCTATTTTCATATACTCTGCATCATAACCCATAACAATTCCTATGTACCAATCAGCAACCTCGTTTGGGGTATGTGGTTTTCTTCCTTGATATTTTAGAAATAGTTTACCCATCATGATTTCTCTTTGATATACATCGTGTAAATCATTAAGATTTTCTAGTGTTTGTAGATCTTCTTTAGATACTTCCATTATCAGTACTTAATTTTTAGGTTCCGTTGATTCTTTAAGTTTAGCTATTACATCTTTTTTTACTTGAATTAAGTTACGTGGTTTTCTCTTCCAAATGTAAGCAATTTTTCTTTTATGTGGATTACCAACTTGTACACTACAAATTGTGCAGACTCTATTCATTTTAGCAGCACAACAAAACAATGATCGTTTTTCATCCAAGGTATAGGAATATCTATTAGATATTTTGGTATGCATGATTGTTTCTCTTTAGGTAATCTTATTCCAATTGTAAATCTTGACAATCTAAATTCACATCCGTTTAATTCTGGTTTGTTATGTAATCTACCACCCCATCGTTTAAGCTTAGAATAAGATTTGATAGCAATTTCTTCTTCTTTACCAAATTCTAAATCATCACTACTAATAAAATTAGTTTCTTTCATTCCAATTCTTTCCAATATGACACTCTACGATATTTTGGATCTTTCCATCTCTCATCCATTCTTTTCTTTCTAGCATCAAGTGCTTTAGGACTCATTTCTTAATAACCACATTAGGTTCTTTTTTTCTATATCTTTAAAAATTTTTGTTGAACTTACTTTATAGCCTTCTCTTCCACAATATAGGAAATCGTTTATATCTTCATCAGTCCAATTAAAAATCTGTTCGCTCATTTCTGATCCTTTGTAGCAAGTACTGTTAGTTTCTTATTCTCTTCAGTTAGTTTGATTAGTTGTGCTTTCTTTGTTGCAATCTCCTTCTGAACTATTACTGCACTAATCTGAATATTTTGTCCATCACCATGTTTCTGTTTTAATTCAACCACTTTAGCTCTAGTCTTAATACATTCTAGTCTTGCTTTATTGTTAGGATCTTCTGTAATTACTGTTGTAAATGTTCCGTCTTTAGTTTCTCTAACAATTCTTTTTGAAATTGTCCAGTCTTCATGATATAGCTCAATACATTGTTCTTCCATTTCATTAACACTATCTAAAATTTCTTCCTGGAACCTAGAGTATCTTGGTAGAAAATGTCGTATGTAATTGTTATCAGAATCTAAAGCTAGTCTATCATCATACAACATTCTAGATGTATAATTTAGAAAACCTCTCTCGTACATGTGAAGAAGTAAATAATTTGAATTAATGATATCTTTACGAATTTTAGCTTCTTCGATTATTTTACCTAGAATAATTTGACGTTCTTCTAGCTCATCTGGTGAAGCTCTTTGTGGGTTCCTTACTAAGGTAGTTGGTATATCTGACAATTAGAGATTCTCACCTATCATTGTATAATAA